AGCTAAATATTGCAGTACCTAATTGTTTGAATACGCTTTCTGTTGGTTTGCCTTCTGCTCTTAATGCAGCATTTTGTTCTTTAATACCTTTGATAGCATCAAATAATGCAGGTATATTATTTGATATTGCCATAAACCCAGTCTGCAAACTATTTGCAAATGCTGGCATCTCTCGCGTTAATTGGTTTATACTATTACCTACTGCATTCCATCCACTAGCATAATTACCAACATTACGCTGGTGATTCCCTAAATTAGCATCTATTGCTTTTAATTGGGTATTCATATCAGCAATTCTTTTAGCCATATTTAACCCTCTTTCACTTTCCCTTTCTACATCATTTAGTTTCTTATAAGCTAATATAACTAGCTTCATTTGCGCTTCTAATGCTTTATAGCTTCCTGTTTTTTCGTGTCCAATAGTAGCAGCAGCTTTACCAATCATTCGCGCTTCAGCTTCAGCTAATTGCTCACTAGCTGATTTTAATTTTTTAGTAGTTTTAGTTAGTTCTTCTTGACTATCTGCTAATTCATCTGTGGCTTTTTTTATCTTTGCAATAGTATTAGCACCACTTAATGCAGCATCTAATATTTTAGCAGCTTTAGCAGATTTTTCAAACGCACCTACTAAATCATTCATTTTTTTAGCTAAGGAATCTATTTCACTAAATGCCTTTTTACTAATTATTTCGTCTATTGTTTCACTCATTTTTTAGTGTTATTAATTTCTGTTTCTAAATATTTTTGATACGTTTTATAGTTTGATATATAAACTGCAAATTTATATGCATTACATTCATTTTCATTTATTGATATTTTTAACCCTTGCTCAATACTTGCTATTAACGAATAAAAGTATTGCATTGTATAATTAAATTTACCTTCGCTTTTTGGTAATTCTTTTATTTTAGATTGCAATTCCACATAATCTAACTTTAAATAGGATTCAAATATTTTTAAAGTATGCTTTGCACTATCTACATTATAAGATTGCTTAGGGATAGGATAAGTATATGTGTATATTTGATTAAATAGCTTTTCATTTAAACTTATATTCAACACATCTAACAAACTATATCCACGTTCTATTTTAAAAGATAAGCGTGTAATTTCTTTTAATTGATTAATGTTGTGTGCTACATCTTCACCGCCACTAACTTCGTTAAATTCGTCTTTAATTGCTTTTACAGCATCTTCAATTTCTTGTACAGGTGGTTTACCTTTATTTACTAAAATATTGCCATCATTTGTTACTAATAAATCAATTAATTGCTTAGTGCTAATTTGGTTTAAATTGGCTGAAAGTTTCCATGATTTTGTAGCTTCTTTGCTTTGCAGTTTCGTATTCGCAAATAAAAAACTTTTCATCTTCGGCATCGAACCATATACAAAATTCTTTTCCATTTTCAATTGCCCTTTCTTTTGCTTGTTTAGTTAGTAATTTATATTTTTCTAGTTGTATTGTTTTTTGGCTTTGGCATTTGAAACATATTTCACTCATTTAAATAATTTTGCTTTTACATTATCTACTAATTGTTTTTGGAATGCTTTTTCTTTATAACGCTTAATACTTGCTTTATTTAGTCCTAACATTGCTCTTCCATATTTATTTCTCAAATCTTGATATTTATTATCACTACTAATAATGCTGTATTCTTTGTTGTTAACTATTTCTAATTTTAGTGCCTTTAGAAAAGCACCAGTATATTTTAAATCTGGATTACCTAAACCAGGGTAACTATTCATTTTATTTTTTAACTCCGCATATTTAGCATTCTTATACTTTTTTAGCTTCCTACCCTCCTTGTTCAATCCATCTACTACTAATTGACTTGTTTGATTGCTTAATAAACTATCTTCTGTTTGCGCTAATGCTGTCATGGCTTCATTACGCAAATTTAATGCTAATAAATTTTTATTAAAGGTATTTATTGTCATTATAATTAATTTAAAATAAGGCTACTATATTTCAAGTAGCCTTATTTGTTTAGTTTTTCGCTGCACTTTTGCACTGATTGAACACATTTGTTAGCATTTCAATTTGTGCCTCTTTGCCATAATTAGCAAATGTATGTAAATTATCTGCTATAAATGCTTTTGCTGTTTTATAATTTTCAGCTATTACATCAGCGTTAAATGCTGCGCCTTCATAATATACTATTTCCATAGTTTATTATTTAACAATTGTTACATAAGATTCACCTTCGTAACCATTGATTAATGCAGTACTCATTGCACTTACTGGTCCTAAAGTTAATTTAAGAACACTACCAGCAGCCAATGCAGTATAAGCAGTTGAATCAAATGTTACTGTTATCGCACCTACAGTTGTAGTACTTGCAGCTACAGTTGTAATTGCCAATACAGTATTATCTGCCTTGGTAGCTTTCCATATAGCAGGTGCTACAATTGGTGTAGGGTATAATGTTAATAAGTTTTCACCATTAGCAGTTACAGTTACATTTAATACATTATTTACTTGAGTATTGATTGTCATATCAATATCTTTTAAACCTGCTAGGCTAGCTACTGAGAATGTTGAATCAAATTGTACAGCAACACCATTAGCATCAAATTCTGCATTATTTAACAATGTTAATGTAATCATCCATTCACCACTATTAGATTGACTAGCTTGCTTATACTGGCTTACATCAATCATTGATAAACTAAAGCCTGCAAAGTCAAAACCATTTCCGTTTTTGTATTTAGTACCTAATACTGCATTGCTTATTTCATCAATAAATTGTACATCAAATGATGTGTGTTTTTTATCAAATGATTTGTGTTGTTGGAAAGCCTTAATACCACCTTTGAACTTAAACTCCAACATATACTTACCATCTCTAATTTTTACCTTAGACCCGTCTGGGTATGTTTCGTAAGTTGCAGCTTCACTTTTATCTTGTGTATCAACTGCATTAACAAATGGGTAATAACGCTTTGCTGGTAAATCATCTTTATAAGCATTGGTTAAAAATGTATCAAATACAAGTAAGTTGGCTTGTGTTTGACGTGTACCTTTTGGAACAAAGTGAAAACGAGTAAACACACTCATTTCCATGTCGCAGGTAGGTAATCCTGTATTTATGACGTTATCGCCACCGCAAAGATATTTTCCTAAAATTGCCATTTTATTTTAATTGTTTTTTAAATTATTTGTATATTTTAATTCCGTTTTGGCTCTTGCCATTTAGCTGTGAGCAGTCTTGATATTTAGCGCGAAGTGACAAATCTTTTACCCAAATACCATCTAAGAAATCAGGCAAATAATAAGCTGCTTTTCCTTCGTTAGTACCTGTATTTAAATCTATCTTCTTTTTATGGCTTATTAAGCCATTATTTATAAAATATGATGAACTAGCTATGCCACTAATTAAAGCCTCGTAAATTGGGTTTAAAATAGGGTCTATGTTGTTTTTATAGCGTTGTTCAGCATACCAATTTGGATTACTCAAATTACATATTAAAAAATTTAGATTATCAATATCAAAATCTTTGCTTTCATTATTATATTTTTCTTCAAAATCATGAATAAGAATTACCAATGGATAAATGTTATTTTTTTTATCTATTACTTTTTTATCTGTTTCTAAAGATTGCATTATCTTACCATAGGTATCACATTTAAAGTTTACATGCTTGTTTACATCTAAATTTGATACTATATCTTTAAATATATTTGGAATCGATACTGACATTATATTAACGTTGGCATTGTTTTATATACTTGTAAATCACCATAATCTAAATTAATCATTTGCCCTATTGAATTAAAGGAATAGAAACCAGCATTTAATTCTGCTATTCTATCAGCAGCCTGCATATAAGTACCTGTAAATGGTATTGTCGCTACTTTAAAATTTGCATCATTATCTTGCCAATATGATATATAATTATCTACTATCCAATTCATTTCTACCATCTCTGACCATGCAGTAATAATCTTATGCGAAGGATTAGCAATGGATGCATTTTCAACACCCATTGCCATCTCTCCTGCACTTGTACTATTGCTTTGTCTGTGGCGGACTAAGTTGCAATATATATAATTTGCAATAGCACTTCTACCTACCTTTTGGAATCCTTCCCAATAGTTTTTCCGCCCTAATTTATCTACAAATTCACCACCTTCAAATATCGCTTTTATTCTTTTGCCAGTTTGCGTACATGTGTAAACAACATCTGAACCATCTAAATTTGAATATAAAAAGTTAGCAAACTCATATCCTAATAAAGCATTCATAAACTTTGGCTCTAAAGTTTCAATCATTTGCTGGATGTCTAATCCTTCACTTAGTTGTGGATCTGTGTTTGGCAAATTAATTAAGCCTATAAAGTATGAATTATCTATTATGGTTGGCATTGTGCTTATTGTTTATTTGTTTTTAGGTTCTTTTGCTTTTGTTACTTTAGGCTCTGTAGGTTCTGATACTTCAACATATTTTGCTACTTTATCCTGAGTAACAAGATAGCTTGCATGTTGTGAATCGCATTCCATTTCAGTACCTTTTGTAACACCTGCAAAATCTTCTATAAATATTACTTTTCTCATTGCTAAATGAATTTAATTATTAAGTAGCTAAAGTAGTTAATGCTGCACTGATTGAAGTACATTTGATAAAGCCAGTTTGGTCTGCTGTTCTAATTAACAATGCTAAACGCTTACGTGCTTTTAATGTCATCATATCATTTACAAATTGAGTACCTGAATAACCAACTGACACGGTATAACCTTCTAATTCGTAGATAGTACCAAAACGGCTATCACCAATTACAACTGTATTAGCAGCCATGTCGTTGTTTTCAATAATAACCATACCATCAACAACCATTACACCATTAGCAAATGGCGGCTGTACATAATTTTGGTTAGTATCTTTTTTCAACTTCATTTTGTTTATTTCTGCAGTAGACATAACAGCAAAGTTTGGAGCATATTTACCACCATAACTAGATACAATATTTTCCTTCATTTTAACCAATAGGTCATAAGTGCTAGCACCTGTAATTCCACTTGCAGCAGCTGTATAAGTTGGAGCATAAGTGTATAAACCTTTGATATTTGGAGTAGTACCATTACCTACAGTTAAATCAGTATTTACTTTTAAATCAATGTTTAATTGTAAAAACTTTTCAACTTCACCTGCTAATCTTGCAGTATCTTTTACGGCTTCTTCAGAAATAGGAATAGTATCACCTATTTTTTCTAAAGTTAATGTGTATTCTGTCCATACTAATGTAGATTCTGGGAATGTTCCATTTTCAGCAACACCTGCAGCAGATCTAGTAGCTGTAGTTTGGTCAATGTAACGAATAGTACCATTGCTTTCTGGACCTACAGTAACTTTAGGGAACAAATTGTACATTGTAGCTTGCTTATAGCCAATTAAGCCATAACCATCTAAACGCATAGCTTGTGTGCTACTTGTTACGCTAGAACGTAAATAGTTTGTTTTGATTGTCAAATCAACTTCTTGCCCTTTAGGTATAGATTTTAAAGCATTTTCATTTTCGCTGATAGCTTTGCTAATCAATTCGCCAATACTATCGTATTGCTCTTTGCTTATGCTTTGATTTTTTAAACCAGTTAAGGTAGTACCATGTTTAGCAAGAATATCTTTTATTACATTCATTGCATTTACATTTGATTGATGTTCAGATTTTAATGCATCTATTTTAGCATCAATATCTTTTTTTTCTAGTTCAATATCAGCTTGTATAGCCTTTACTGTACCTAATGTTTGCTGTCTTACAGCTTTGCACAACTCTTGTTGCTCTGTGGGAAGGTGTTCTATACTTTTTAAGAACTCCGCTTCCATGTTTTGGATTTTTACTGTTTCCATTTTCTTAAATGAATTTAATTTGTGAATAATTTATTTTTGTTTTTTGAGTGTCGTTTGACGGCTCTATAGATAAAGAAGTGCCTTTGGCGGCTTCTGTATTTTCTGTTACTGATTGCGTTGGTGTAATTCTATTGCTACCAATTACTACTGCACTAATTTCAATTAACTTTGCTTCGGTTACTGCCCAAAAATATCCTTTTTCATCGGCTGCAGATTTATTAGCTATCATTGGATAATACTTTTCCCAATTTGCTTTTTCATCCATATAATATTTTTCTTCGCTATTGATGCACATTTCCATTTGAACATAGCGCATACCTACAGAATGGTTTTTTACATAGCCTTTTTTGTATTGTTCACACATGTAAAGATTACGATCTAGTGGTGCAATAGATTCTAATACTAAAGCCTGTGTGCTACCTTCATAATCAATCCCTAAAGACTTAAATGACATAGTTTTAGTGCTTACCATTGTGTTATCACTAATTACTTTGTCAAATTCTGATTCGTGTTCTTGCAGGTGAAGGATGTATTTATTTTCTTGCAATGTTTTTTTCCATAGTCCAGGGATATGTACATCGCAATGGCTATCTAATACATTTGTAGTATTACCTATTGCTTTTATTGTTATGCTACCAGTTGGAGCAGCATCATTGGTAGTTGCTGCATCTTTACTTTGGTAATCAATAGCATTTTGTACAAATGGTATATGCAAATTAACACTATCTGCACGCTTATCTGAGCGTCTTTTTTGCAATGAAATTAAAGCCTTATTGTCTTTTAAATATCTAAATATTTCAGCTTTATTGGTTAATTCTGTTGGTATATGAAAGTTCATTTTGTAACTATTTGATTTGTTTGCAATTGTTTTTTCTTATCTTCTATTATTGCTTTAATTTCCGATTCCGTTGGTTTGGCTGGTTTGGTTATTATTTGCATCATGATTATTATTTGTAGTTTGTATGGAATTTTTAAATGAAGCCTGAAACTCTATAGGCATTTGCCAGTAAAATAAATTTTCTACATTATCTTCCTGCCCTAGCATCAACATCGCGTTTTTATAAGTAATTAAATTATTTACAAATTGCATTTGTATTGTTGCAACATTTATCTTATGCACTTCTGCAGCTTCTTTTTTATTAGTCTGCAAACATGGCAAATGGCTATAGTCAATAGTTACTAATATATTATTAGCTTTGGCATCTATACATTCATTTAATTGGTCTATAAAATTATTAGCCTTTGGTATTACAGTATTTTGGTATAATCTTTTTTCTGCTTTATCCTGATTGTCAAAACTTGTTTCGCTGCCATAAGGTGTTAAATTAAATGGCATCCCTAATGCATGGCATATTACTTCAACATCATTCTTTAGCATTTCCAACAACATCAAATCCTTAATAGGTAAAGACATTGGAGTAAATTTAATTGCTGAATTAGTAAATATAATTTGCCACTGCCTCTTACTCAATCCATAGCTAGTTCTATAAT